GATATCGGCTCCGGTCAGGGTGTTGCGTGCGGTCTTCTGGATCGCCTCGCCGGTGCGCACCGCCTTGATGCCAGGTGCAATCAGCTTCCCGGCCGGGACCACACCGGCCAGCGCCAGTGCCGCATCGCCCTTGTCGCTGCGGTTGACCGCGTCGTTAAGCTCCAGCGCGCTGGTGATCTGGCCAGTGACCGGCAGGACGCTGGCCACCAGTGCCGCCGTCGGGTGCTCCTTCTTCGCCTCATTCCAGAGGCGGCTGCCGTCGTCCAGGTACGTGTCGTGCCGGTTCCAGGCGTCGGCGTAATCAGCAACGTTGGCATCCGGTTTCGCCGGTGGTGCCGGTTCCTGTGGGTGCCGCGCCTGCTCGGCGCGCCACGCCTGTGCCAGCGCGTTGTCGGTCGTGTCACTCATCGCCTGTCACTCCATCGCGTCACTGCGGTGTACCCGGCTGGCCGTCCATGCGGGCCGTCTCGATGCCCTGCGCCTCGCCCACGCCCGCCCCGGCGGATGCACTTGCCGGGCTGACGGCGGCAGCAGCGTCGTCCAGCTCCGGCGCGGCTGGCGCGGCTGGCAGGTTCGTCCCTTGCGGCGGTGCGGCTGGCGCACCAAGTGCGACCGGCACGCCGGTCGGCGGCGGTCCGCTGATCGGCGCGTCCTGCGGCGTCTTGTCGATGTACCCGGCGGACAGCAGCACCGCGTCGCCCGCCTTCGCTACAGCCGCGTTACCTGCAGCCACGCCACCGGCCTGCATACCGGCATACGCGGCATCCACGTTGGTCTTGGTCGCGGTCGCGTGCAGGCGCTCGACGTCGGCGGCGATGCGTGCCACCTCGGCCTCGAGCTTCTGCACCTGCAGTTGTGCGCTCTTGAGCTGCAGGTCCTGCAGCTGCGCCGCCATCGCGGCCTGCGCCTTGGCCGCGTCGCCCTGCTGGTCGGCCTGTACCTCTTCCTCGGTCTTGATGATCGAGCCAAGATCGTGCGCCTCGGCGCGCTGGCGCAGCAGCTGCTCGCGCTTGATGTACGGCGCGTCCTCCGGGGTAATCGTGACCGCGAACTGGTCAAGCTGCTGGGCGCGCAGCTCCTTGGCCATCAGGCTCTCGGTGCCGCGCGCCTTGATCGCAAAATCGCCCTTGATCGCCTCATCGGCGTTGAACTGCATGTTCCACTTGTAAAGCGACTCAATGAACGTGCGCGTCACCGCGTCGTAGTTCTTCAGCAAGTCCTTCATCACGATCGCCGCATTGGCCATCAGCATCGACATGCCGGAGGCGGTTCCCGCCGCGCCGGTGGTGGCGTTCTGCCCTTCCATGTAGCGCGGGATCGCGGTGACGTCGTCGCTGTTGCGCTTGAACATTTCGACCACCGGCATCAGCCACTCGAGGCCGTTCGGGATCGACAGCACGCGGATCGCCGGCGAGCCCGGGTCCTGCCCGTTGCGCGCCCATATCTTGAACGGATACATGTCGTCGGCGCGCTCGCTCGGGGCCAGGAGCGCCATATTGACTTCGAACTGCGGCCCGGCGGTCAGCGCGCCGTTGTCCAGCACCATGCGCGTACCGGCGTTGATCATCACCTGGTCGTCGCGCATGATCGAGGCGAAGCCGTCACCGAAGATCGATGTTTCGTCCTTGTCGGCGTAGTACAGGTGGTAGGGCCATGTCACGCCGTTGATCGGCTGCAGCACGACTTTGATGACCTCCCCGTTCGGCAGCACCCACACATTGCTGAAGAACGTCTCGTGCAGGCGCTCGGCAGGCACGCGCACGCCGGCATTGGCCAGCATTTCGCCGTCCAGCCATCCCCAGCGCTCAAGGATTTCGTAGGTGCCGTCGTCGGCAGGCTGCGCGCCAGGCCGTTCGCCAATGCTGCGGATTTCGGTGTCGAAGTAGCGTGGCGTTTGTGCGCCTTCCGGGTTGGCCAGGATGTAGTCCCGGATCAGCTTGCCCTTGAACGACTTTTTCTTGGCCAGGTCCGCCAGCTTGGCCCGGGTCATCAGGTGGCGCTCATAGACGTAGCGGCACTGCTCCAGCGAGGTCGCCGCCATGTCGGGATACCAACGCCAGACAGGCACGTAGTCGACGAACGGGACCACGTACGACTCGGTCTTCATCACCCAGCGCCCGCGCTCGATGACGAACTTGCTGCGGGTCTTGCGCTCGACCAGCGGCGCTTTCAGGATGCCGGTGCCGTACAGGTGCCCCGAGTGCAGCACCTTGCGCGCAGTGCTCGAGTAGTCGGCCTCCGCGAGCTGGTCGTCGATCACCTGCACCATCCGCTTCGCGGCCTGCCCGACTACCTTCTTGATCCCCTCGTCCATTTCGAGCTTGGTCGGCTCGCGCTGTAGCGCGGCCTGCAGGCCACGGGCGATGTTCTGCTTCGTCTCGGCGTCGAGCGACGGCACCGGGGTCGGCTCGGCGGTCCAGGTGCGCTCGGTCCCGGACGGGAACAAGAGGTCCGCCACGCGGGCGTCGACCGTCTTGATCTTGACGCGGGTGGCGCGCACGAATGCCTTGCTGCGGTTCTTGCCGATCAGGGCCAGCACATCCGGGTCGTAGATGCCGCGGTACTGGCGCAAGTCCTTGAGCCAGCGTTCCTCCGTCTCGCGCCGGTTCTTCTCGGCCTGCGCGAACTCGGCCAGCAGCAGGGTGCCGAGGGAATCGACCGGGTCATAGGCGCTGGTGTCCTCGCGCTCCATGCCTTCGGCTGCGGCCGCGACATATTCGCTCTCGGCGTTCGAAAGTTGCGTCATGACGTAATCTGGTCAGGGGTTAGTAGCCGGCGCTGGTCGCGGCGGAATGGCTCCGGCCCGATCCGCGCTCGTCGCGCAGGGCGCGCGGCACGACCGGCTCGGCAAACGTCATGGCCAGCGCATCGCCGCCGTCAGGGCTACGCACCTGGCGCTTGCGCATGTCGTCCTTCTTCTCGACCAAGCGCGAGCCGTTGGAGCTGTAGGTGTAGCCTGGCGCGGACAGGTCCGCGATCAGGGCCGGGTCGTTCGGCAAGCGGTTCGGCATGTCCTCGAGCCAGGCTTTCATGCGATACCACATTTCGGCGCGCTTGTTGTAATAGCGCTCCGGGTCGGCGGCGCGCTCGGCGCTGTTCACGCCGATGACCGGCACGCCAAGTTCCTTCAGGCGGTCGACGATGCCGCTGCCGATGCCGATCTTGTCGACGAACAGCGCATCCGGCTGCAGCTCGCGCCAGTATTCGGCCAGCATTCCGGCCACCTGCATCGTGCCCTTCTTCTGGTGGTACTCGATCCTGTACACCGTGCGCCCATGGCGGAAGGCGATCGCCGTGCGGTCGTCGCCGTACTCCGCCGGGTCGCAGGCGATGATGAAGGCACCAAGGCGGTCGCGATAGTCGCTGTTCACCGCCGCCATCACCAGGTTCGGGGAGATCAGCGGGTCGCTGGTCGCGCTGCGGAAGGCCAGGCTTGGTGTGGCCGGGTATTCCTGGTCGAACAGCCATTCGAAACCGCTGCCGTAGGTCTGGATTTTGTTGGCGCGCCAGGCCATCTGCGCGACGTCCAGCCCGTAGGTGTTCATGTAAAGCTGGTCCTCGCCCGACAGGACCAAGGAGTGCGGCACGCTGGCGCGGTACTCGTCCTGCCAGTACCAGGGGACGAAGATGGCGATGTACTCGCCTATGCCCGCCTCCGCATCCTGCCAGAGCGTGTGGAACTTGTTGCCCACGCCGTTCGCGGTCGACTCGATCACGATCTCCGTGCCCGGCATGTCGCTGATGGTGTTGCCGAGGCCAGCGAGGTGCATTTCGGCGTTGGCCCAAAAACCGAACTCCGAAGCGTGCAGCAGTTGCGCGGTGTTGGAGCGGCCGACGTCCTCGGTCCCGGCTGTGGCCAGCTTGTAGCCGCCGTCAAGCCGCCCGAAGATCAGCTCCTTGGCGTTCGACGCGCGCGTGCTGGGCGCGAACGGGTTGTGCGTGTGGTAGCGCTTGACCATGCGGAACAGGTTGTCCGTGGCCTTCTGCTCGTGCGCGACGATGAAGGCGCTGCGGCCAGGCGTGGTCGAGGTCTTGCAGTAGAAGCGCCCGCCGATGTAGGTCGACGCGCCCTGCTGCCGGCCTTTCAGGATCAGCGCGCGCACCTTCCCGGTGGTCGCGAGCTGGTGTTCGATCCGTTCGTGGATGTAGCGCTGCGCCCGGTTCAGGATCAGGGGTACGCGGCGCCCGTTCTTGTCGAGGATGTACAGGCAGGTTTCGCAGTGCAGCGACACATCGGCCATCAGCGCGGCCATCGTGCGCTCAAGCTCGAGGTCAGCCAAGGCGGTCGCGCACGCGCTTGATCACATCGTCGATGCCGCTGCTGCCTTCGTCCTCGCGCTCGTCGATGCCGAACGCCTGGCGCTCCAGCGTGACCAGGGTCTTGAGCGCGTCGGCCAGGCTTTTCATGGTGCCGGTCCGGGAAGCGAGCGTCATGGCCTTGTCGAACAGTTCGCGCCGCTTGTCCTGCCCGCGTTCGTCTGGTTGCGCCATGATCTCGGCCAGCTCGCGGTACAGCGCGATGTGCTCGGTCTGGTGCTCCAGTTCGTCGAGCAAGCGCATGGTCAGCTTGCGCGAGCGTTCGATGTCGCTGCGGTGCGCCAGGATGATCTGGCTTTGCATCGTCGCGTTGACCTCGATGATCTCGCGCTCGGTTGCAGCGGTTTCGGGTGTAACCTCGCGTGTAACCGCCGCCTGTGTAACCAGCGCATCGGCCTTGGCGCGGATTTTCGGCCCTAAGTCGCGCTCGATCCCGAGCTTGTCGAAGTGCTTGTCCATCGCGGCGCGCGACACGCCGTGCTCCTTCGCCATCTGCTGCTTGGTCTTGACGCCCGCGCGCCAGTCCTTCTCGACCAATTCCCAATCGATTGTGCGTCTTTCCATGGTGCTGCCTTCGGCGCGCATGCGCGTCTGCGCAGGGTCAAACCCTG